ATTTCGAATAAATTAAAATAAAAGTTATGAGTCAAGAAACAGTAGTTAAAAAACACGACATGGTGTTAGCGTTAGAAAGATTAAACGAGTTTGATGTAGAAGATTTTTACGCATGTGACATTAGTTTTGGTCAAACCAAATTACAAGGACACGCTACAAGAACATCAGTACAAAAGTATATGAAACTAGGTTATGTGTTTGAAGTAACAGAAAGTTGGTTGCATTGCTCTAAAGACAATGTACGAATAATATTAACATACGAATTCTAATACTTTTTTGATATTTATTTTTGTAAAACTAAACCAAACAGTATGAAAAAGCAATTAAATGAAATTAAAAGAATGCAAAAATTAGCAGGCATTTTAGAAGAAACTCGTTATATTTTCAGTAATGATAAGGTAAATAACATATTAACTGATAATGGTATTGATGATGATTATTTTGAATCTATGGGAGGAAAAGAAATAGAATCCGGAGGAAATGAATGGATGGATGTTATAAGTGATTTAACACAAAAAGACGCTTATAAGGATACTCTTGATGCGAATGACAATTCAAAGATTCAACAATTTATAAGTAAGTTAGAAGAAATGGGTATTGAGCTTGTTTAATTAACCGCAGTTTTTATATTATCTTTAGTTCAATAAAAAATTAAAAGATATGAAAATTGTATTAACAGAACAAGAATCAGAACAGTATTTTTTCGATGCAATGTGTAACGGGTTGAATGAGTTAGCTTATTATGATCTAGAATTAGATTACAATGAAAACGAATTCAGCAGTACCAAACACAAGTTAGGAGTAGCATCACCGGGTATAATGATATGTTATGAAGACATATTAATGGAGATGTTACGTGAAGGTAAATCGTTATGGATAGTTGATGTAAATGAAGATGAACGTTTTCCAATCACATTACAACTAGTACATGAACGTGTTCAAGAAACACCACATATGCATTTAATGGATTCAATTAATGAGCGTGGTGATGCAACAACAGCTGATTGTATTTTACAAACAGTGATTTATGGTGAAGTAATATATGGTTAGTAAATAAGGCGGGGCTATGCCCCGCCATTAATAAATTAAGTTATGAACGGAATAATATCAATTGAGTGGGCTGAGCAAATCATACCACAACTAGGACCATTAGGTATAATCAATTTAAATTAAGTTATGGCAACTAAAAAAGAACCAATACCTCAAAACGCAAGTGTAGGTAGAAAGTACATACGCACATACGAGGATGAAACAACCATCGAGACATGGTTATACAATCTAGACATAACGCGTAGTGGACCAATTGAAGTGAATATCAAGTATAAGAATGGTGAAGATAAGAAGTGGGTCAAGAATCAAAATGAAATGAAACGTGTTAAGAAGGAATGGCGTAAAATAAATAAAAACAAATAATGCTTTTATTGACTACCCACCACATCTTATTACGTATATACTAATATATTATGGCACACACACCACGCATACGTAGATTTACAGTTGATTTACCCGAGGTGGGTTCACTTAGGTATAAGAACATAATGACAAACTTATACTATGACGCTGCATTAGCACGGTATAGAAGACGAAGTGTAACAAAACATGTATCAGAAACACCATACAATATACTATGGAAAGCTAGACGTAATACAAAACGAGTGAATAAGGTATTAACTGGAATAAGATGGGCAATGAGATGGAATAAGCATGTCGCATTGAGTAAAGCAAAAGTATGAAAATATAGGACATAATGCATAACGAAATATTACAACATAGATATATAAGTAAATCATTAACCAGAACATAATGAACATAACGACGAGTAATAATACGGCGACAACAGGAACAATATCAACGTCGACGACAGGAACAGCGACATGTAGTAACTTAATATACACGGGTGGGAATATAGGTAACACATTCACCTACCAACCATATACAACAATGTGGACGTATCCAAATCTATCAATGAATAATAGGGAACACCTCAAACAGTTACGCATTATAAAACGCGCTTTAAGGCGAAATAAAGTATATGCCTCTGCGGGTACCATATGCCGGCAAACAAACTATTACCGGTTAATATAACGGGTACTCTGCGGTTTATATGCGGTAACTCTGACGGTTGCGCCAACGGATATGGGTGACAAATGGGGGTAACGGGTGATGAATGGACATATATACACGGATGAAGATATAATGAGATACATATAGTAGGTGACAAGCGGAGAGTGTATGGGGTATGTCGAGTGTTGCGGCGGGGAAAATGTGTGTACACGCCTCACCCCTTCTAACAGAACTAAAAAGGATATATAGATATACTTGGTTACCCAAATAAATGATGTTATATTTAATAAGATAAAATGAATAAAAATGATATATTCAAAACTAGGACATATCAAACGCACGTACGTGTTCGAGTACAAAGGTGAAATGTACACCGTCGAGGTGGAACAAATTAACCCAGCGGTGTTCGATGAAGGGGCACCTAACACATATACGTTTTTTGAAACAGATGGTACGGTGATTGAAATTGGAGACAAACGCATCGACGAGATGAAAAAGCAATTGGACGTGTTGAGTGGAATTGAGGATTGGGTGTACGTCGACGAGGAAGCTGATTAGGATGATTTAGGACGATTTGGGTTTCATACTTTTAATTTGGGAAGCGCCCCATCCATTACTTTTAATGGTTTGGGGTTCTTCTTTGTTGTACATGGATATGGGGGCCCAAGCCCCGTATATAGCCCATGAAGTTAAGTAATTTTTTAACACAAGCCAAACTTATTTTTACGGCGCGCGGGTATTGCCCATGAAGTTAGGTAGCCTATTGGGGCAAACCAAATTTACTTTTTACGGCACATAATGATGATAACCGCAATTATGATGTTATATTTAGTATATAAATTAAAACGTTATGAAAATTAACATCAAATCAACACTTGAAAAAATTGCCAATCAAGTGTTTACAGCTAAATCAGCTGATGAGGCAAAACAAATTATCGTATCACATATATCTGATAGTCAGGTAAATGATATTGATAAAAATAAAATGATAACCGATGTAAATGCACTTAAAAATTTAGTTGCGGTACAACGTTATTTAGCAAATGCATTATTAAAGTATGAGGGTTTAGGTACTGGTAATGTAAATAAAACGGCTAAACAAGCCGCTGCTGAAACTGAATCTTAATAAATAAAGGGTGGTTAACCGCCACCCGTTTATTATCTTTATGTTATAAAATTAAAAAATATGAAAAAACAAGAATTAATCGACAAGCTGATGATTATCAGCAACACAGAATTAACCGTATCAATTAGTGTTAATGATGTAATTAGGTTGGTGAGTGAACTTGAAGACAATTCATTTGCACTAACAGAGAGTATTATGAATGATATGGTAAACGCTATATCAGATAGTATTGAATCGGATGGTATGTCATTAATTGACGACTACGATTTGAGTATGGATTACAAAGAGGTTACTATGGATAGTGTTGATTTCAATACCCGATCATTAAAATCAGCTATACGTAGTGCGATTAATGATTATATTGAGATTAACCAAGAAGAGTTAATCGTAGTAACAGCTTAGCACAAATAGGGGGTTGACCGCAGCCCCTTACTTATCTTTAGTTCATTAAATAATAAAAAAATAAAGGTTTATGTCACAAGAAACAACAACAACAGGTGGAGTATTAACAATTCCAACAGCAGTAAAAACAGGTAAACGTGGTCGCCCAACCGTAGATGGTTCAGCACGCCAAGCGAGATTAGCTAAGCGTGAAGAAAGAGCAGCGAACGGGTACGCGATCAAACGCGGCCGACCAAAGAAAGCAGCGTATGTACAAATGGAGATACCATTTGAGGACGAGGCTTAATTGAACATTATAGGGGTTAGTAATATAACTAGCCCCTTATTTTAACCCACTATTACTAATGACTCTGAAACAACTCTCTGAATTACCTCTATTAAATTACTCTACACTGAGAGTAAACGCTAACAAATTGGATATAAAGAAAATGGAGCATGTATTATCTCTACTATATAATAAACGATATGTAGAGCAAGATATCAACTATGAGATGGCATACCGAATATACTCTCATACACTACTAATGAAACAACATATATATGAGCGTCTAAATACGACACCATATATCTATAACGATAGAAAAATAGATAGTCACCAACATTAATCATTACCATTAACCAGAACAATACAATGAACGACCTAATACAGTACTTAAACGAACTAAGAGCCGACTTACAGGAGCAGTATACGACATATGATCAAGAAATATTAAACACCAATATACCAACGTTAATTAACGGAGCATACGATACAGTAGGTGCGTCGTTCGAAAAAACGATCGATGAATTGGATGAGTTAATAGCCGACATAGAAAATGGCATGTACGATAGAGGATTAGATAGTCAAGACGACGACGAATAAATCACGTATCGATATCGAGTCGCGATCGGGGCCATGTCGACCCCACGTCGCGTTGATGTCCATATAGAGGACCGTTAGTGGTGGCCAACCTTTTATGTATTTTTAGATCGAGTACAGATTTTCACATCGACGCGTATATACTTATATATTATATGTTAAAACATACAACCCCATACCACATCATTAAATTATATTTAATTACATACAATGGATAAACCGAGTAAACAACGAAAAAAGGAGTTAAAACAAGAGTATTTTGATAGGCCACATCCCGTCCCAACACAAGAGGAACTAAATGAGGATCATAGCTACTATGATATTGATATTTTGGAGAAATTCAACAAACCTATCAACGATAAAATCAAAGAATGGCAAGATAGATACAAGAATGCAAGTAGCAATATGGGAAAATGGTACTGCCAGATACAAATCGACAGATATAAAAATAAGTTACATAAATACGTCAATAAATGATACAATTAACCCGTGAAGAAGCGCAATTTCACGTTAAATTATCGGATAGATACGATCCTATATACATTTGCCGCAATGCCCACGCATATCTTTTAACACCTATGGAGGATGGATGGGAAAAGGTCGACTATTACAGTGAAGCAATTTTTGATTCCTCGGGATCTATACGTAAGCCCGAATGGATTTACATTTTAGTCAACAGATCCATACCGGGAATGTGCAAAATTGGGTTTACAACCACATCTGTTCCCAAAAGAGCCAAAGAACTTAACCAATCTACCGGTGTTCCCACACCATGGTTCCCAGTTTTTTCATTCAAGTGCATAGGAGCCCGTTACTTGGAGGAGGAAATCCACCAAAAGCTCGAACAATATCGTGTAGCTTCCAACAGAGAAATGTTCCAAATTGACTCACTTACCGCGCAATCTGTGGTAGAGGAGTTAGGACAACGATTCATTGTTAATATCCCAGCTGATATTATGGAGGAAATAAACAAAGTCGGCACCGACGATGGAGAAACTAGCGATATTTCCGCCGTATAACCCGGATTTCTTCATTATCTTTATCTTATAATACAATTTATATGATAGTAAGAGTAGCTGATTTAGAACCAAAGTTCGACTATATAGTTATGGATGAACATGGTATGTTTTTCGCTGGGATGATGTTTGGGGAATTCATTTGGACATATGATATTAAAGAGGCTAAGCCCATCCAAACGGAAAGACAATTAAACAATTTAATGTTATGGACCCGAAAAAATTTAATTTGGGATCCTATTTCAACCCCTCGTGCTAAGGGTGTAAAGGCACAAAAAAGAGAGAAGGTATAAAAAATTGCGCGTGGCGCGTATATACATATATAAATGATAACAAATGAAAAACTTAGACGCTAATTTGCGAGATATTCAAAAACTTGAAAAAGAAATATCTGCTATTGAGAAAAAAATTACTGTTGACCTTAGTCCAATAGTAGACATGATATTCAACACAACTGAAGTATTTGGTGAGTTATTTAAACAAGATGAACAAGCAGAGTATGCTGTTTTAAAAACTATGACTAAAGATCAAAAAGAAGAAATGATTCGCATGTTTGAAGAACAATATATTCCTATGCTAGCTCAATTCAATAAATCCGAAAAGTTAGTAGAAGTTAAAGATTACATTGAAATTTTAAAGGAAAATTTGGCTTCATAAGAAAGAAACCGTAACTTCAAACTCATAATAATGAAATTAAGATTAGTGGTGTATGGAATGAAAGATTGTATATATTGTCAATGGCTTAAAGGGGCTCTAAAGAAGATGGAAATAGAGTATGAATATGTTGAATCGGATGATAAAGTAGATAAAATGATTACAAGTTTAACAGGTGAAGCAGCATACCCTATGATTGAGGTCCATTTGAATGATACAATACATTATATTTCTCCTTCGGAAGAATATAGTGGTACTTCTAAGCGTGTTCATATCTTTAATAAAGTACAAGACGCACTTAAGATATTATTAAAAGTTTTACAAAATAAATAAGTTATGATCACACCTGAACAAATCCAATCAAATTGGGACATATTCATTGGTAATATCAAAACCTATATCACGGGAGATAGGAAAGATAAGTTACTTGATTTCTATACTCAACATGAAGAACGCTTTGCTTTAATGCCTGCTTCTAATAAGATTCAATATCATAATTGTTTTCCTGGCGGGTATGTAGATCATGTTAATCGTGTTGTTACTGCTGCTTTAAAGATAGACGCTGTATGGCGTGAGTTAGGTGTGTTTGATACTTACACTACAGAGGAACTAGTTTTTGCTGCTATTAATCATGATCTAGGTAAATTTGGAACAGTGGAACATGCGTCGTACATTGAACAAACTGACCAATGGAGACGAGATAAACTGAATGAGACTTATATGTTCAATGATAAATTGGAGTATATGTCTGTTCCTGACCGAGGATTATGGTTACTAAATGAAGCTGATATATCAGTAACAAAGAATGAGTTACTAGCTATTAAGTTACATGATGGATTATATGATGACGCTAACAAGCCTTACTTATTATCTTTCATGCCAGAAACTAAACCTCGTACTTCAATCATTTTTATTCTACATCAGGCGGACTTATTAGCCGCTCGAGTTGAATTTGAACATGAATGGTTACCAAAATTATTAAATAACAATACTAAACCTAAACCTGTAACTTCATTTAAGGCACCTGCTGCTAAACAAAAAGCGCTAAGTAACTTAAGTAAATCAAACCCAGGTTTAGCTGACTTAATTAAAAACTTATGATATTAGGAACTATATCTATTATTCTATGGGTAGCCACCATTGTAGGCTTCGTTGTTTATAACAATCTTAAAAAGTTAGAGCGTCAAGAAGATATTATACGCCAACAACAACAACAACTTCAAGACATATATGCTGTTATAGCAGAGTCAGATCGTTTAATTGTAGAAATTGATAAGCGAGGAACATTTTCATCCGATGATGAAATTGGTTTCTTCTTTCAAACTGTTAAAGGTATTCAACAAACACTAAACGAATTTAGACCAAGATAATATATGAGTGTATTAATTGATGAGAAGGAAGTCCAACTCACTAAGAAAGGGACTATACGTAAGCGCAAACCTAAGACTGCAAACGTTTACTTTACACAAGATACAGAAGACGCTATTGTTGAATATGTTAAAACTACTGACATGGCTGTACGTAATAAAATTTTTAATGAACGTATTGACTATGCTTTTCATAAATTAACAGAAAATATTATTCATACATTTAAGTTTTATTATACTGAAGTAGATACTATTCCTGAATTACAACATGAAGTAGTTTATTTCTTACTTGAAAAACTACACCTATACAAACCAGAAAAAGGTAAAGCGTTCTCGTACTTTGGAACCATTGCTAAACGTTATCTTATTTTATATAATAACGCTAATTATAAGAAGCTTAAGAATAGAGCAACAGTTGACGAGATAGACAACGATAAAACCATTATAACAGATATTGTTAACAATACCGACAACTTCCGTCTAGCCGACGAGGAACTCAATTTTATAGACGCTTATGTGGGATATATCGACAAACATTTATACTCGTTCTTCCCTAAAGAAAATGATGCTAAGATAGCTGACGCTATTATGGAGTTGTTCCGTAAACGTGAAAACATTGATATATTCAATAAGAAGGCGCTTTATATATATATTCGCGAAATAACTGACGCATCTACGCCACAAGTAACTAAAATCATCAAGAAGTTAAAAACTCATTACAAGAATATATACAATGAGTACCATACTCATGGGTATGTTAGGTACTAACCGAAAATTCTTATAGCTTTATATTTATATCAAATATGTAATATATGGATTTTGATAAAGTTATATTCGGTAAAAAATCGTTCTCTTCATTACTTGAGGACATTTATTCCAATTCCAAGAACAAAGAAAAGCAACTATCCGCAATGATAGCGCAACTTAAAGAGTTCATTAATGAACCCGGTGACGCCGTTATGATTGTTCCCCTATTAAAAGAATACCTAGAAATATCTGTTAAGAATGATGACGCGTTAATTAAAATGGCGGGTATTGTTCAACGCGCTATGACTAATAATAATCCTAATGAAGAAGGTTTATTGTCGGATAGAGATAAAGAACTATTATTTGAAGAAATAAATAAAGTTCAACTTGAAGCTAACCAACCTGTAAAACAACTTAATTAATGTCTCTTTTTGATATTCTAGATAAACCTACTGGAGTTGGTAATATAACTAGTCCTCTCTTAATTGGACGTGTTAAGGATATCATTATGGATGACAAACATCCTGAGTTTAAGAAGTATGGTGGTTGGGCTAGTTTAGGTTTTATTAAATTCTCTCCTGTTTATCAAACAGCTGATCCTAATAAGACTGTATCTTTACCATTCGCTAAACCCATTTCTTCTAACTATAGTCAATTTCCTTTATTAGAGGAAATAGTATTAATCATTTCTGGTCCATCAACTAAATTGACTAGTGATCCAAATGCTAAAGATTATTTTTACTTAAATGTTTTTAACTTTTGGGGTAGTACTCATCATAATGGATTCCCTGATCTTAGAAATGCCTCTAATCTACCAGACGCCATTAGAAAAGATTACTTAACTGTAGCTGAAGGATCTATTAGAAAAATTAGAGATAATAGTTCTGATTTGAGATTAGGGAGTACTTTTAAAGAAAGAGCTAATATTAGAAACATTGTATCATATGAGGGAGATGTTATAATGCAAGGCAGATTTGGACAGTCAATTAGATTTGGTAGTACATCAAAAAATAAAAGTATACCTAACTTTTGGAGTAATAATACTGAAAGTAAAGAAGGTGAACCTATCACTATAATCAGAAATGGTCAAAACAAAGCATTAGTAGGTGAAGGATGGGTTCCTATCCTTGAAGATATAAATTCAGACGGGGCATCAATTTATTTATGTAGTGGTCAAGAAATTAATATACAATTATCTTCTACTAACTTAAATTCATTTGGGGCTCAATTACAAACACCTATACAGTCTACATTACAATTAATAGATTCACCTATTGGAGCTGAAATTCCTCTTAATGAATCTGACAGTAGTTCTCTTAGCGCTGCCCAATTATCAGATAAAATATTCCAAACTTCTACATCTACATCAGGTAGTGCTACTCCTTCTAACCCAGCATCTAGTGTTAATCCTAGTATAAGCGCTTTACCAACAGGATCAGTGACAGTGTCTCCAACTGGTTTAGAAGCTGGTTCTAAAACTAATCCAATTAGTGAAGAAGATTTATTACCTAGTGAAATTGAAGAATTCCAATCTGATTTTCAGTATGCTGAATTAGATAAAGAAGAACAAAAAGCAATTGATGCTCCTGATTATAGTTCTAGTAGTGATACTGAAAATAATCTAGCTAAAGATGGTGTTTATTACTATGATGTACCTAGAGAAAAACAAATTAACGCTACAGCTTGCTTTATAGCTAGTTGTACTATGATATTGAAATATTTAAAAATTAGTGTAACACAAAATTATATTTTACAGAATTATAATAAGGATGGTTTATTAGATTCATCTCGTTTATTCACTAAAGAAGCTAAAAGAAGTATAAACACTAAACCAATATCTGGTGGAAGTACTGGGTATAAGCAAATAGTTGACTTTATTAAATCAACAGGAAAACCATTCATACTTTGTAAAAAGAGTATAGGTAGTAAAGGACAAAATGGAACACACTTTATTGTTGTAAAAGGATTAAATGCTAAAGGTGAAGTATTATTAAATGATCCTGCTAATAGTAAAGTAGCATCTGTAGATACTATTTTAAAAGTAAGTGATCTATTAGATGGTACAGGAACAGCTAAAGGAAGTATAAGGTTTTATAGTTAAAAATTAAACAATGTCAGGTAAGAAAAAAGCAGAAAAAACCGCAGCATCCGCCACCACCGCCGCTAATCAGGCGAGTAGTCAAGCGAATTCTCAATCTAACACACAGACTAATACAGCTGTGGCTGAAGCGGAAGCTGCCGCCGCTCAAACCGGTGGTGATGTTGGCTCACCTAATGTTGACCCTAACGCTACTAGAGGTCCAGGAGGAAGAATGCTTCAATTTGAAGATTTTAGTTCTGACTATATTCCTGCGTTTCCATATTTAAGTGATCAATTAATATTAAATTCTGGTAGAGTTTTACTTAATTCTAAGTATGATTCAACAATGTTATTTGGTAAAAGATCTATAGCACTGTCATCAGATGGTACTTTAAATTTTGATAGTCGTTTGAAATATATTGTTAATAGCCCTAGGATTGAATTAGGATTAGGTGATAATGCGTCTGTTGCTTTAGGTGAACCATTAATAGAATATCTAGATAAATTATCAACTGGTCTTAGTGATTTAGCTAAAGAATTAGAAAAAGTATTTAACACAGGTAATAATAGTCCTTTTCAAGGTGTGAACATACAAGCGGGACGTTTAGTAAAAAAATTAGAAGAATTGAACGCAATAAAAACAGATCTAAAATCTAATGTTGTGTTTGTTGGTAAAAATATTGTCACTACCGCGGCCCCATCAGTAACTGAAGAAGTACAAGAACCATCCCAATCATCACCTGGCAATTCAGAAGGAGGTTACACTAGTAAAGGTGATCAACAAAATGAAGCAGACCAACAAGATAGAAAAGATAAATCTGATAGATTTGAAAATGCAGAAGGTAAAGGTATAGGAGCTAATGATGAACCACCACCACGTAATTACTCTCCAGGATCAAGAGATACAGTAGACAGAAATACAGGTAATCCACAACCATCACCAACAGAAGAATTATAAAAATATTATTTATTAAAGTATGGCATTCGCTAAATTATCACAAACTATCTTTAAGGGCATTGTTGATGCTGAGGCTAACCTTAACAAAACTATTAATAAAGTATATAAGAATGTTAATGAGATTAAAGATATTGATTTATGTCATATATTAGAATATATTGCTAATCAAGTAGGAACAGCTGCTATTAGTAATAATAAAACTATTAATGATGTAAAAACATTAGCTCGTACACTTGATAATTTTATAAATACATTTGAGAAAACATATCCATTAACTACTCCATTAATTCAAGCTAAACAAATACAAGATGTAGTTAATAGTTTAAATTCAATTCCTACAATTGAATCTAATGTTATTCCTCAAGGACCTAAGATTAATAATCTATTTAAAGCCGCTGCTGATAAATTAACTCCATTCACTGATTCTAAGAATTTAACTCCTAGAAGTATCAATACTGTTATTAATTTAGTTAAAAGTATTAGAGGTACTTTACAAGCAGTAGCTAGTATAGCTAGTCCTGCTGATCTATTAGGCTTGTTAAATATTAAATTAGATTTAAGTAAGTTACAAAAATTTGTTGACCCCGCTAAATTAATTCCTTTTTTAACATTATTATTAAATTTACTACGTGGTATATCTAATGTTATACAAGTTATAATTAACTTTTTACAGTCAATTAAAAATATAGTTAACTTATTAAAAACTATAGTTAAGGTTATTAATGGAGTAATTTTAGCTATATACGCTGTTACTGCTGTTTTACCAACAATGTTTTTAACAGCTGGTATAGTACTGGGTTTTGAAAAGATACTTAAAACTATTCAAAAAACTATTTTAGATCCACTCACAGCAGTATTAACTGAAATTGATAATGGTCTAGCTTTAGTTATAGGTATTTTAACTACTGTACAAAACTTTTTAACTAAAATAATATCTATTTTACTTGACATAATAAATCAACTTCAAAATTGTAAGGATTTAAGTGTGTCTACTTTATTATATGATTTTAGAAATACTATTGGATCTTTATTAGGTAATCTAAGAGATATAGACTCAGCTATATTTGACTTTACAGCAGGCAATACAGACCCAGGTATTAATGATGCTTTAAATCAAAGATATAATGATTTAGGAGGAAACACAAGTGCTTCAGATGCTTTAATAAAAAATATTTTACTTAACGATAATCAATTTAATAATCAAAATCCTGTACTTCAAGTTCTATTAGACCAAAACCCAGGAAAATCACTAAATGAAGTATTATTAGGTCAATTTGGTTTTAATAATAGTAATGCCCTATTAGATCCATCTTCTAATAATTTAAATGGAGTTAAAACTAATACTGATGGATTAACAGGTAATGGTATAGGAGGAGCTTTAACACCTACAACTATTCCTAGTAGTAATGGTGGTAATAATGGTTTATCTTTTGATAGTAGTGGATATAATCTTAATGATTTGAATCGTTTAAATCAATTAGGTTTGGGTAATTTAAATAAAGATAGTACATTTGGACAAACCGGTGATCGTAATGTTAATAATTTAAATAATTTAAAACGTCAAGACTTACTTGATATTATTAATCGTTTACAAAGAGATAAAAGAAATCAAACAGAATTAAATAGTTTAACTAGATATTATAAAGGTTTAATATTAAAAATAATTGTTGAGGAGATAGTTGATAATGGTATCACTTTAAAAAGACGATACGGAATTGCTTTAAATAATAAAAGTATATTAGTCACATCAACTGATCCAACATACGCTACTAATATTGAAGTAATATTCAACGAACTTATTTTTAGAATTGATATTGGTAAATTAGGTGAACAAAATGATAGTAGTACAAATGATCAAATAAATAATTTAGGCATAGGTAATGTGTCTCAAGCTAATAACTATACTATACAAAATAGTACCATGGCTGATATTAAAAACCAAATAACACAAATACCAGCGCTAAAGAATATATTAACAACAACAACTAAAAAATTAGCTATTAGCATAACACAACGTGACAGAATTGTTACCACATTACTTAGTATTGGATACACTAAAGCAGAAATAACAGATTTATTAAGAAATAAAGGATATAGCGTCGAAAATTTAGTATAAAATATTTATATATATGAAAACAGATGAATTTTTAAAACAATTACGTAAAATTATACGCGAAGAAGTAGAAATGGCGTTAGATAGTAGATTGGAAACATTGAATGAAGTTAAACAACCTACACAAACTAAACGTATACCTTCAACTCTTTCTAGTATTTTACCACCAAAATCACAACCTAAAAGAAGTCTTTCTGTACCTGATGTGAAAAATCCGTTATTAGCTAGTATTCTTAATGAAACTGCTATGACTATGACCGGAGATGATTATAAAACAGCAATTAACGCTGATGCTAGTATGGCGCCTAATTTTATGGGTATGATGAGAAATAATATGCCTCAAGCTACACCTGTAGTTGATTCTGTAGAAAGTATGTTAGCTTCTACAACACCAACCTCTGATATTAACGCGGTACAAATAAACGCTGTACCTGATTTCTCAGCGATAATGGGTAAATTTAAAGAAAACGGTAAAATATAATGGCACGTATAATTAAAAATATTAATCCATTAGATCTAAAACCTAGTACAGGTATTGGATTATCTTTACCCTTTAATGGTCCAATTGGATTTAACCTTAATTATACTACTAAGGATCAATTCCGTAATAACATACTTAATTTTTTATCTACTGCTCAAAGAGAAAGACCGTTCCAACCTAATTTTGGAGCTGATCTTAGACAATTCTTATTTGAAGCAAATGATGATCTAACTATAGGTGAGATAAAATCTTCATTACAGGATAGTTTAAATACTTATTTTCCTAACATAGTAATAGATAACATTGATATATTGCAATCTATAGATGCTTATCTTATGAATGTAATTATAAAATATACAGTTCCGAACCTTAACTTAACCGATACTTTAACACTAGAATTTAATAATGGCAACAGTCAATAACAATAAAGCAGTAACGTATTTAAATAAAGATTTTAATACATTTAGACAAGCTCTAATAGACTTTGCTAAGACCTATTATCCTAGTACTTACAATGACTTCTCAGCAGCCTCACCAGGTACAATGCTTATTGAAATGGCATCGTATGTGGGTGATGTTTTATCTTATTATGTTGATAGTCAAATACAAGAGAATTTTTTACAATACGCTAAACAAAGAAATAATTTATATACTTTAGCTTATATGTTTGGTTACAAACCAAAAGTAACTAATGCTGCTGTTACTAATGTAGACATATACCAAATTGTACCTGCTAAAACAACAGGTTCAGTTGTCACTCCTGACTTTGATTATTCTTTAATTATACAAGAAGGAAGTCAACTTCAATCTAATGCTAATTCGGATGTTGTATTCTATATTAATGATAAAGTAGATTTTTCATTGTCTGGTTCATACAGTCCTACATCTGCTTCAATTTACAGTGTAGACAATAATAATGTTCCTACATTTTATTTACTTAAAAAATCTGTTGAAGCATTATCAGGTACACCTAAATCAACTACTTTTACTTTTGGTGCTCCTGCTAGTTTCCCAACTGTAATAATTGAAGATACTAATATCATTGAAATTACAAGTGTATCAGATAGTGATGGAAATGTATGGTATGAAGTACCTTATTTAGCCCAATCCACAATTTATAAAGAAGTTCAAAACACAGGTGCTAATGATCCTAACTTTTCTCAATATAATAACAATGTTAATTATTTGTTAAGATTAATCAAAACAAGTAAACGTTTTGTCACACGATTTAACTCATCTAATCAATTAGAATTACAATTTGGAGCTGGTTTATCTACAAATGATGATAAAGAAATTGTACCTGATCAAACTAATGTTGGTATGGGAATTTATGGTGGTGTTAATAAATTAACTACTGCTTTTGATCCTTCTAACTTCTTAGTAAGTGATGCTTATGGTATCGCTCCTTCTAATACTACATTAACTGTAAATTATTTAGTAGGTGGTGGTGCTATTTCAAATACATCTGCTAACACATTAACTGTACAAAGAAATATAACAACAGCATTTGTTGGTACTAATTTAAATTCTACATTATCTAGTCAAGTAATAGCTTCTCTTGCCTTTACTAACCCATCAGCCGCTACAGGTGGAGGAGATGGAGATGATGTGAATGAATTAAGATTTAATACTATTTCTCAATTTCCAACACAATTACGCGCTGTAACTAAAGATGACTATTTAATTAGAGCTTTAAGTTTACCTTCAAAGTATGGTGTTATATCTAAAGCTTATGTAACTCAAGACTTACAATCAGGTAATAAAATGGTTGATCCATTATCATTATCTTTATATTTGTTAAGTTATAACATTAATAATCAATTAACACCAGCATCTCCTGCTCTTAAAGAAAATTTAAGAACATACTTATCACAATATAGAATGTTGAGTGATGAAGTTTTAATTAAAGATGCATTCATTATTAATATCGGTATTGATTTTGATATTGTTGTGAGACCTAACTATGTTAATAGAACAGTATTAGCTAATTGTATAGACACATTAAAATCATACTTTGACATTACTAAATGGCAAGTTAATCAACCAATTATTTTAGGTGAGGTGTATAGTTTATTAGACTCAATAGATGGTGTACAATTAGTACAAACTGTACGTATTAACAATTTAGTTGGTGAAGGTGCTGGTTACTCTCAATATTCTTATGATATAAACGGAGCTACATTGAAAAATGTTGTATATCCATCACTAGACCCATCAATTTTTGAAATAAAATACCCAGATACCGACATACAAGGTAGAGTAGTTACATACTAAGAGTCCAACTAATTTATATTTATATTTAGAATACTCTTAATTATGGCCGTTTACAAAATATTTTCTGAAAAAGACGCTGCGATTTACTCAGACACACCTACTCAAAACACAGGTAGGGACGAAATACTAGACATATCTTCATTTAATGCATTGAATGTACCTGGTTTAGGCGAAGACATTCAAGTAGCTCGTGCTTTAGTACAATTTCCATCAAGTGAAATAAATGATTTAATTTCTAACAGTGTTACAGGTTCATATAAAGCATATCTAAAATTATTTTTAGCAAATGGTTCTAATGTACCTATTAATTATAATATTTTTGCTCATCCTATATCAGGAAGTTGGAATATGGGTACAGGTCGAAGAAGTGATTCACCTATCACAACTAATGGTGTAAGTTGGAAATATAGAGATAGCGCAAATGGTGCTACATCTTGGCTTACCTCACCATCAACCCCAGGAGTAACCGCTTCATATAGTTCAACTACAGGTGGTGGTAACTGGTATACAGGCTCAGGAGGTGTTAATTTAAATTCATCTCAATCATTCGTTTACACAACTGATAAAGATTTAAGTATTGATGTTACTAATGCTGTTATATTATGGCGTAGTGGATCAATAGCAAATAATGGCTTTATAGTTAAACAAGATACTGCTATTGAATTTAGTACATCTTCGTTTTTCTCCACTGCTTATTTTTCAATGGATACTCATACTATCTACCCACCACAATTAGAAATTAAGTGGGATGATTCATCATATGTTACAGGTTCATTTAGTATATTAACTAATGGTAATTTTGTATCAACATTGTCTAATAACAAAGGTTTGTACAATATGGACTCAAAACAACGTTTTAGAGTTTACAACAGAGATCAATTTCCTGCTAGGACATTCACAACATCTTCCGTATATTTAAATAACAAATATCTACCTACATCTTCATATTGGTCTATTGTAGACAATAAGACAAATGAGGTAGTTATTGACTTTGACACTAACTATACTAAAATAAGTGCGGACACAACAAGTAACTATTTTGATGTATATATGAATGGGCTAGAACCAGAAAGATATTATAAAATATTAATCAAATCAGTACTAAATAATACTGAGACAGTTGTTATAGATAATGAGAATTATTTTAAAATAATTAAGTAATGGCCAATAATGTTAAATTAGCTAGACAAGTTTTTGGTAAAGGAACATATCCTAGAGTTATTGACACTAACTTTCGTCAGTTTGTTGTCCCTACTCCTATTGATGCCCCTACTGTCTCAGTTGAAGATTTTTTTATAGCTTATGATGATCTATTTTATCAAATACCAATTGATGGTAATGTAAACTCACATAAGTATTTGATTCAAAAAAGTACAGACTATGTTGGTGCTTTACAACAATCATCTGAAGTACAGGCTTTATTAGCTGAAATTAACCAATTAAGACAAGAAGTAAACAACGCTAACCAGACAATAGCAGATCTATTAGCAGCAGTATAATATGGCAGTTACAATTAAAAATATCAACGACGCTTACGTCTATCAACTCTACAGTCCACAAGATGAGAATCTGATAAAATCAGTATATATATCTCGTAATTTTGGCCAACCTGAAGATTATGTTGAATATAATATTTTTGACTCTAAAGGTGTTTTGCTTACTACAACATATGATGTAGATACTTTTAGAACAGTTGATCCTGATCCTGAAACTAACTTATACACTACAATTAAATTTGATCCTGAGTTTGATGTTAAGAGTGAAGGTTTTAATACAGGTAAAGTTCAAATCACTTATAATGTATTTAGAAAATTATTTAAGAGTGGTTTACAAAACTTGTTCTGGATCAAAGATATTTCTACTGATAGAACAGAATTAAAAGTTTATAGAAACGATTTATCAAATTTAGAATTACAACAATTATTCTTTGAATTTAATACATTATTTGTTTCTAAAGCATATTACCAAGATTTTCTTTTAAACTTTGGTGATGGTATTAATCTTATTGGTATTAATGTAGCGTATGTTGAAGATCCTATTCAATCTTACTTATTAATTAAGTTATACGAACCATTACCATCTCGATTTGGTAAGAAAGATACTTTTTGGGTTGTTGATAGGATCTCTGATCCTATTACTTTTGAGGTAACTAGTACTATTGAAGAAGCACCTATTGGTACTACATTTTTACCTCTAAAAGGACCTAACTTTAATATTGACATTAACGAGAAAGCAAGTCAAACTACTCCTTATTTCAATTATACAGAACTATTTTCGTCTCCTGTTTCATCATCTATACAACAACTTAAAAGTTACTTAGATGTTAAAGGAGCAAATATTAATATTGATTTTTCTAATTATACTAATTTTGTTCATTTTTCATCCGCTCAAAAGCGTTTAGATAATTTTGTAACAAAGTTAACTTCAATCGAGTCATACCAAAATGACTTAAATACTTTATCTAATCTTACCTCATCAGCTAATCATATATTCACTACTGCTAGTGTTGCTACAACACAAGCATTGTTAGATAATATTATAACTAAGTTTGATGAATATGAATATTATTTATATTTTGAGTCTAGCTCATATGCTTGGCCTAAAATAAACTCAACTGCTCCTTACTTATTATACTCAGTAAGTAGTTCTCAAGGGTCTACTTTCTATGTTAGCCAATCAGTTAGTGCTTCAACTCATGATTTAACTAACGAAAATTATTTATTTAATCTATTACCTCAATACGTCAAAGACAACTCAGATAACTCAAACATATGGACATTTGTTTCTATGATGGGTCAACAATTTGATGAGATATGGTTATACATTAAAGCCATAACTGATAAGTACAATACTGACAATAGAACTGATTATGGTTTATCTCAAGATCTAATAGCAGATGCTTTACAATCATTTGGTATTAAATTATATACTAACACTAGCACTAATAGTGATTTATATAGTTCATATCTTGGTTTAACACCATCAGGATCGTTGTTACCTACTACAGGCTCAGAATTAATTACAAATTATGTAACAGGTTCTAACAAAACTACACCAACTTACGATCTTACTACTGAACTTTATAAGAGATTATACCATAATTTACCATATTTACTTAAATCTAAGGGGACTGAAAAAGGCATTCGTGCGTTAATTAATCTATATGGCATACCAGACTCAATACTTTCTGTAAACGAATATGGCGGAACTGACAAAAACTCAGTTGAGCCCAACGTTTATAAAGAAAAAACAGCATATACTTTCTATACTTCAGGTTCTTACAACGTAAAAATGTCATGGGCACCATTACTTGCTAATGATTGGATAGGAAATTATGTTAATACTGGATATATATTACCTGGATATGTTGATGATTTAATTACACCTGATACTATTGAATTTAGATTCAAAACTGATGGTGTACCTAATTCTACTCATTATAGTCAATCTGTATTCCAAGTTGGTACAGGTAGTGCTATGAAGTTTGGAACACAATTAACTTATGATACTACTAATGTAAATTCTAATTATGGTAATTTAAAATTATTCTTATTTAGTTCATCTTCATATGTTACTAGTAGCGCTATTAATCTTCCATTCTTTGATAAGGGATGGTGGAGTGTAATGATTAAACGTGAAACTGGATCTTTATCTTTATCACACAATGATGTAAGTAATAGATATTGGGTTTATGTTAAGAATTCTTTATATGATGGATATGATGGTGTTAAATTAGGATTCCAAGGATCTTCTAGTGTTTATGTTAACGGTGCTACTTCTGCTTCATATAATGAATCTTGGAATAGCTTTGTCACTAATGCTGAATACGCTGTTGAAGGATATGTTGATGAAGGGTATGTTGAACAAATTGATTCATATAGTGCTTACTTAGGTGGTTCTAATAATGGAAATACATTAAGTTCAGGTAGTACTATATTTAAAGGATACTTTCAAGAATTTAGATATTGGGCAGAACCATTAAATGAGTCTACTTTTGATATTCATGTATTAAATCCATCATCATATGTTGGTAATACTTTTAGTTCATCATATTCAACTTTAGGATTTAGATTACCATTAAACAGTATATATAGTAATACAGTTGATGTTAGTCACTCAGTTCATCCTTCATACGCTGGAAATGGTTTACCTTCATCTGAATCATTCTATGATGGAGATGCTAGTTGGAGTTTCGCAGATACTATTCCTAATAGTTTCAAGAAAACAGATTATTATGAAATAACTAGTACACCTAACGCTGCTAATAGAGATGTAAGCGATAAGATTAGAATTCAATCTAATACACTTATTTCAGGAAGTACTTTATCTTTATTTACTAGTACAGTTAAACCAACATTTGAAAAAAATCCTAATTCTCATGTTGTAGAAATTGCTTTCTCTCCATCTAATGAAGTTGATAAAGATATTATTAACCAATTTGGAAACTTAAATCTAGACAATTATGTAGGTGATCCTAGAGATAATGCTAAATCATCATACCCAGAGTTAACAAGTTTAAATGATTTTTACTTACAAAGATTTGTTAATAGATACAATGTACAAGATTTTGTTCGTTTAATTAAATATTTTGACAACTCATTATTTAAATTAATTAAGGATTTTGTTCCTGGTAGAGCTAATGTTTCTACAGGTATTGTAATTAAACCTACTATACTTGAAAGAAGTAAAATAGAACGTAATGAACCGGGAGTTATATCACAATATAATTCACCTTCAGGATCTATAGAGATGGAAACCATTACTGGTTCAAATGCTATTGGTAAATACTATAATACATCATACACAGCATCTATTACTACTCCATCAGGATCTAAAACATATCTTGTTAGAAATGATAATAGAGAAATGTTCACTGGTGATTTTGGTGGTACTATATTAACTGTATATACTCAATCAGCAGGAAATATTATATTTGAAAGAAATACATTACCATCAGGATCAAGTACAGATATAGGTAACAACTACCAATTATTACCATTTCAACCATTACTTAATAATGTTACTGGTAGTAGAACTACTAATAAATTTACAGTGGTTGATTATAATGGTATAAGTACTAGACCTACTGATTTTGGTTATTTGTTAAGTTGGTCATTTTCTGGGTCAACACCTACATATGATAACAATATTTTTAGAGCAGGTGTTCAAGATAGTAACTACACAACAGCTAGAATTATTAATCCAAGATATTTAGGTTCTAAAACTACAAGTGCTAAATACAATGTTTATACTAAAGGAGACACATCATATGGTCAAACAGCCGCTATTGATCATTACCCAGTGACATTTGCTTATTTCAATGAAGTATATTTAACAGGATCCGCACTACCTGATAGATCTAATGTGTACATTAAATACTTAATTAACATATTATCAGAAGTAGTTGAATTAAACCGTCAAAACAAAAATTTAAATGATATTCAAAATATCTTTAAGTCTGGAGAAAATGTTGTTATATCATTAACTGATAACCAAAATCCAACTAATCAGAAATTTTTGGATGGTATTAAACCAACATTTGCTGGTGGTTTTAAGTATGTACCTATATTGTATAATGCTTCTGCTCCTGGTTTCCCAACTTTAACATATACTTTAACTTCATCAGTATCATACATTCCAACATCAAGTGTTGAAATTGGTATATACTCCGCCGCTAGTGCATCTGGTCAACTTTTCATTAGTGGTGGTGCTAACCCATTAACAAGTAGTAACTTAATATTAGGTGATGATTTAGGTATTGTAGATTACAGATACCATTATATTTCTTCATCAGCGGCTAGATTAAATGATTTATTAACAGTATTCATCAATTTTGATATTGATGTTTTCATGACAGGATCATTTGTAGCTACAAGTACAAAACCTGTTACTGAATGGTTAGGTAATCCTCAAAAATATAATGACTTAAGTGCATCTTATGTATTTAATACTTTTATGAGAATACCTGCTACTGTGACAGAATATACAGGCTCACTTCTAGATCTTGTTGTAGGAGCTATTTATCCAGAACCATTTAATAGAGGAGAATTAACAATATCTGGCTCATGGCGATACTCAGACTCAGCTGGAGATTATGACTACACAGCTAGTTATTATAGTGGAAGCACATCAACTCCTCCTTCAGCATCTGCACTTTATGATGTGACAAGTAGTGTTTATTCTAACCCACCAGTTTCTGCTTCATTATTTGTACCTATTGAAACTGCTTTAAATACAGTATTAACCACTGAAGTATATGATACACCGACAAGTAAAGGATTCTTCTTACGTGATTTAAATAATAAATCAATCATGTCTGGTTCAATATCCATGTCTTATTGGTATGGTGGATTCACTGAAGCCAATTTATTCACAGCATCAATGGTATCAGAATCTGTTTCATATTCTGTAGTAGGAACATATGAAAGTATTGAGCAAGAATTTAGGATGCAACCGGGAGATATGATTAGATTTTATGATGTAACTACTAACACATTCCCAAGAGTATTTGAACGTGAAGTTAAATCCATATCTGTTCCAAGAACAGATGAGGTTATCCGACTAGGAAGACGTATATTGATTGAGTTAAACGATAATATACCGTCAAATGCTTGTGAAGAAGCTGTTGTTCCTGGTACAACATTGGAAACTGCAAAATTAATTAGTAGATTTATTGTGCTAAGAAAAGACCCGGATGAAACTAATATAGTAATTGACCATGCTAAACAGCCAGGATTAACATCCGCCGGTATTATTATACCTGAATTCATACCACAAGAATTAAGAGATCAAGCGGGTGATATCGTTAAAGCACTAAAAGCACAAAACTTAATAACGTAAAAACTATAACTAATATATATTTATAATAGCAATCAACAAGATTTATGGGATATTTAAATAATTCAACAGTAACCGTAGACGCTATCTTAACAAAAAAAGGTAGAGAACTGTTAGCTCGTAATAACGGATCATTTCAAATCACGCAATTTTCATTGTCTGATGATGAGATAGATTACACTTTGTATAATCCAAACCATCCATCAGGATCTGCTTTCTATGGCGAAGCCATTGAAGCGATGCCGGTGCTTGAAGCGTTTCCTGATGAGACACAAATCATGAAATATAAGTTAGTCACTCTACCAAGAGGTACAGCTAAGTTACCAATTATCAATATTGGTTACTCAAGTATTTCATTACGTCAAGGTTCGTCATTAGCAATCACACCACAAACATTAAACTACTTAGGAGCTTCATCTACATTTGAGTCTTCAGGTTACGTTGCTGTTATAGGTGATGTTAGATTAACTTCTAACTTTACAGGTGTTGGTATCAACACAGCAGAAGCACAAGCTTTAAATTCAACTTCAACTATCGGTACAAACGTAAGTAAAACAATCGTTGGTACTACAATTAATATTACAGCAACTACTGTTAACTCATTATTTGGTTCTCAATCTACTCTATACACTACATTAACTGTAATTGGTAGAGATTCTGGAGCTAGAATTAGTGTTCCTATCGTTGTAACTAAAGTAACTCAATAATAATAAACTATGAGCTTTGTAAGGTTTAACCCTGAAGATTTTGTAATAAGTGCTGAGTCAGTAACTGCTCCATTATGGACAGGTAACACTCCGACATTAAATGCCTTTTATACAGGCTCATCAGCAACATCTTCATTTTATTTAGACATATATAATTTAACTCCAGGTACTTCTGGATCTGAAACTCAGTTTTCTATCGCGTATGGTAACTATAATGGTTCAGGTTCAATTCTATTTAACCCATTAGTTACAGGTAGTTCACCAACTAGAACAACTTATGGTCAATATAGAAATTTGATTTACGCTGATGAAAATACATACTTCAATTTTGGTACTGGTAATACAGCATCATTAGACATGTATGTACTTAATGTTAATAGAGCTAGATATAAAGAATCTTTAATGCCTGGTACTTTTAACTTGATACTTTCTGGTTCTAGTTTAGGCGCTCCTGTTTCTTTAAAGTTAACAGATGATAGTAATGATTCAACAGTTATTAACTTTAGTGACGCCGGTAGAATTTTCAATATTGTAAGTGGTAGTAACGGATCATCAGGTGGACAAACATCAATCACTACAGCAGGTGTTTATGGTAAATTTTTACCAGATGTTGGTTTAATTGTTTTAAACCCATCAGCATTAGCTCTTACATCTATATTAGGAGGAATGAGTTTAAATATTAGCCAATCAAATAACTCATCAGGTAATAATAACGAAACATTATTCAACGCTATTAAATTAGGAGCTTCGTTCCAAATGAATAGTCAAGAAACAATTTCATCTAACTACTTGTTTGTTAGAGTAAAGAATGGTGAATTTAACTATACTACTAACCCATCATTTATAAGTGGTAGTGGTGAATTAGTATTCCCAACTTTAGTTAACAATCCTCAAACATACATGACAACAGTTGGTATGTACAATGATAATAACGAATTGTTAGCGGTAGCTAAGATGAGTAAACCGCTAGTTAAAGATTTCACTAAAGAAGCATTAATTCGAGTTAAGTTAGATTTCTAATGAATGAGTTCAGCCTTCAAAACATTAAAACAGTCGGACGTTACAATCGTTCCTTACGCCGCTAATAAACAGTGGAGTATAGCGAGTGCATCTTTAAGTAATTACAATATAACTGTCTTTCAAGGTTTAAACACCCCTATCCAAGGATATGGCGGTGCTAACCCATCAGGATTAGGTGACTACATTGGTAGTGGACCTGTATTTAATCCCAATACTTTCGCAACTACAACTAATGGTGAATACAAAGTATTAGTTTATCGTTCAATCAAACAACTATATTACCAAAACTATTTAACTAGTTCATGGTTACAATCATCATCGTCTTTTGACAATTATGACGCGTCTACTGCAGGATATGGTACAGGAAATGAGGTACAAAAGTATTTTCCTACTGGATCTAATGAAACTATACAAGTATTATCAATTCCATATAATATATTTGGTACTAATGTAGTACCCGCGACATTAACGTTGAGTAGCAGCGCATATAACATCGTTGATGATGGTGATGGCAACTTGTATGATTCTAGTTCTTTAGTTGGAAATATCGTTTATTCTCACGGTTTAGCTGTAATAACTAACCAACTATATCAAAATATATTTACTAGTTCGTTTAATTTGGCATTTAAGGGTGAGGTTATCATTTATGACAATGAAGTACGCTGCCCTATCAATGAGAATGACTTTAACATGTCATTAAACCCATCAATTCTATCAGATGGTAGTGGTTCAATGTATTCATTCGCCACACAATCTTATTTCCGCCCATACACAACAGCTATTGGGTTATATAATGATACTAATGAGTTACTCGCTGTAGCTAAGTTTAGTACTCCAATTCCTATACCGTCTAATACTGATATGACATTTGTTGTTAAATTTGATACATAATGATTAAATTAGTAGATATATTAAAAGAAATAGCAGAGAATAGCCCAGATAGTATTATATTGCCTATTAATATATACTATATAGGAAATTCCACTTCTGAACTAAGAAATATAGGATTAGATCAAGGAACAATCACTGAATCTGAATTAATGGATACTTTATGGAGTGAATACCAAATGATGAAAGCATATACTCAAACTATTCAAAGTGGAGGAGATAAAACCACTAATAAAATGCAAGACACTGGATTCAATATAAATCTAAAATCAGATGCTGATGAAATGTTTTTTGGAGGACGATTACAAGAAATAATAGATGAAATAGAATTATATGTTTCTGAAGGAACACCAATTACTAATTATGGGGATGATATGTGGGAAGATGAGGAAGGTAATAATTTTAGTTTTTCTAAACAAGAAGCAGATAAGTATCAATATGATTTAGTTGATGATGATGAATTTAAACAATTCACTGAAACAGTAAAACAAGTATTAGACTAATGATTAAACTAATAAACATATTAAAAGAGATAAAAGAAGATATTAAAATAGTCTTATATAACAAAGGGAAAGATGTAGGAGCAGATTTAGATTTTTCTGATGAAGATATTGAGAATGCTCCTAAAGTACAGATACCTCTTAGCAAGCTGGTTCGCTATGAACCCGCTATAAAGATGAAATCACCTGAATCTATTAAAATTGTTAAGCGCTTAGTTAATCAATATAAGAGTGGTAAAACAATAGATCCAATATTAGTTCGCAAAAAAGGAAATAAATTCCAAATTTTAGATGGTCATCATAGATACACAGCTGCTAAACTCGCAGGTTTATCAAGCATAAATACTATAATAGTCCCAGATGAAAATATTACAAAAGGTGAGCAATAATTAAAGTTTATGAATAAATGGTTACATTATTTGGATGATGGTACACTCGCTGAGTGGCCTGAAGTATTAGAACCACAATATTATGGTTTTATCTATATCATCCAAAACAAAACAAATAGTAAGTTTTACATAGGTAAAAAAGCATTCTTCCATAATAAGAAGAAGAAACTCACCAAAAAAGAATTAGCCGAACAGTCAGGACCAGGACGTAGGTCAACTACTAAAACTGAACAGGTAGATAGTGGATGGAAAGCATATTGGGGTAGTTCTAAAGAATTACTAGCAGATATGAAATCGTTAGGTGAGGATCAATTTGAACGTATTATATTACAATTCTGTGATACTAAAAAACAACAGACATATTATGAGATATATCATCAAATTATATATGGAGTTCTACATACCGAGAATAGCTATAATGATAACATTTTAGGTAAGTTTTTCCGTAAAGATTTGGCCTCGCAGGAATAAGACGTTAACTTCTATGCATGCTAAATGCCGCATTAGTAAGTACAGTCAATAGTGTGTTGGGTAAGGGAAAGGAAACAAGTGGTAATAACTACGCGTATCAATGTCCATTTTGTCAACATCACAAACCAAAACTAGAGATTAATCTAGTACCTAACTCCAAAGGTGAGAATTTTTGGCATTGTTGGGTGTGTAATGCTAAAGGCAAATCATTACTTGGTCTATTTAAGAAACTTAAGGTACCTCAAGACAAAATACTTGAATTACGTTCTATACTTAATTACGCTGATAAGAAAGACGAAGAGGAAAGTGATATAACTAAAATAGAGTTACCCAAAGAATACAAATCATTACTCAGTATACAACGTACTGACATTTCAGCTAAACACGCGTTAGCATATCTTAAAAAACGAGGTATCAGTAAAGAAGATATTCTCAAATACAACATTGGTTTTTGTGAGGAAGGACGTTACAAAAATATGATTGTAGTTCCGTCATATAATAAAGACGGATTAATTAATTATTTTATTGCTCGTTCATTCGAGAAAGATCCATCACGTAAGTATGATAGTCCTAAATGTAATAAAAACGCTATTATTGGACTGGAATATTTTATTAACTGGAATATACCAGTTATATTATGTGAAGGTATATTTGATGCTATTGCAATCAAACGTAATGTCATACCATTATTTGGTAAAACAATACCTAAGGCATTAATGATGAAACTAGTAGAAACTAATGTTAAAACAGTTTATGTAGCGTTAGATAGAGATGCTCTTAAGGATGCTTTGAAATACGCCGAGGAATTACTTAACTTAGGCAAAGATGTTTATTTAGTGGATTTAGATGATAAGGATCCATCTGAAATGGGTTTTGATAAATTTACATCGTTGGTTCATAAGGCGGAACAACTAACATTAAGCGAATTAATATATAAAAAAATAGAACTATCATGATAGACAAAAATGTGAACATCATCAAGGATCCTAAGATTAAAAGGATTGTTGAGTACAGTGCTGACAACAAGCAAATTAATGTGTTGGACCAACGTTTCTACAAACGAAACGATGAGTATTACCCTTCAGTATCTAGTATATTGAATTTCTTTCCTAAAAACCAATTTTTTCACGCTTGGTTAAAGGATGTAGGACATAATAGTGATATTATAGCTGGTAAAGCAGCAGGTGAAGGTACTCAAGTACACAACGCTGTTGAAGATTTTATTAATGGAGAAGAAATTAATTGGTTAGATGAGTATGGTAATGCTAAGTATTCATTAGATGTATGGAAAATGATTCTTAAGTTTGCTGAGTTTTGGAACACACATAAACCAGAAGTAATAGCAGCTGAATATCATTTATTTTCAGACGAGTACAAGTACGCAGGCACAGCTGATTTAATTGTTAGATTTAATGATAAAATATGGTTGTTGGATGTTAAAACATCTAATTCGCTTCATACATCATATGATTTACAATTATCTGCTTATGCTCAAGCATGGAACGAAACTCATAATGAGAAAATTGAAGAAACAGGTATTTTATGGTTAAAAGCAAACACACGTAGTGAAGGTAAGAATGGTAAAATACAAGGTAAAGGATGGGAGTTAAAACATATAAGTGAAATTGAACGTAACTTCAAAATGTTCCAAAATATATATGAAATATATAAACTCGAAAATCCGGACGCTAAACCGTACACAGAACTTCTACCAACAGCTGTCAAATTAACCCCAGCTCCTTAGTTATATTTAGTCTATAAAAATTAAAAAATTATGGACACATTTATTTTCAATGATGGGGGTCGAGCCGAGGCTGGCTATAAAGGCCAAACAGGTGATTGTGTATGTAGATCAATTTGCATAGTAACAGGAAAACCATATGACGAAGTTTACCAAGCGTTAGCAGAGGGAAATTTTACACAACGAAAAAGTAAACATAGTAAAAAAGGTAAAAGAACAGCTGCGAATGGTATTAACACCAAACGTAAGTGGTTTAATGAGTACATGTTATCTTTAGGGTTTAAGTGGGTACCTACAATGTTTGTTGGTGTAGGTTGTAAAATGCATTTAAAGAAAGAAGAATTACCAACAGGTAAAATTATATGCAATGTTAGTAAACATTTTGTAGCAGTTGTTGATGGTGTGATTAATGACATTTATGACTGCTCAAGAGAAGGAACAAGATGTGTATATGGATATTATTACCAGCCAAATAAATAACTTATGAAAATAATAGAAATACCCGCCAAAGTATACCCACGTAAAGCATTTATGTTGGATGAGTCTGAACACGCTGACTATTTAACATTTACACCAGGAATACGTGTGTTACCCGCCGAATATACTGTGAATAGTGGTGATAGTGTTAAAGATGTTAGCGATTCAACATTTTCTTACATTAAGTTCCATGAAGATGGTGAGCAATTTTGGGATGGTGGTGGACATGAGTGTGTAGACCACACAGGAGTTAAACGAGCATTCTACCCAGATGCATTAATTGTCCACCCAGATTTGTTCAAGAAACGTAAAAAACTCAAACAAACCGTGACTAAGTCAGAAGGTAAACGTGGAAGACCAAAAATGGACCCAATACTTAAAAAGGAAATACAAATTTACGTGCCAACTGGCGGTAAACGCGGGAGACCAAAGAAAACTAAAATTTAACTTAAAACGCGCAAATATTTATAGGTGGTCACTTAGTGACTGCCTATTCCATATTAAAACAATAGCATGTCTAAATACAAGTCATTATCGTCTATTCTAAAAGAGGAAGAATCTGCTAATCCTGCCAACCCAGCGGGTATAGTATTTTATCCTGGTAACTTTAAACCGCCTCATAAGGGACATTATGCCTCTGTAATGGAATTAGCCGCTAGAGCATATACCCTTAAAATTATTGTTATTATTAGCAGTAAAACGTATGATAACATCACACCTGAGGAAAGTGCTGCTATTTGGAATGAATTCATGGCCGCCAACCCAATACCAAAAATAGAAATTAAAATATCAGAAAATAAGTCACCAATACAAGATATATTCCAAGCATTTGATGGTGACTTGAATTTAAAAGCATATGTTGGATATGGTGCTGGTGAAGCAGATGATATGGGTTATATTGAGTCGCTTAAAAAAGCATTTGGTAATAGAGTAATGCCATTATCAATTGAAGAGAAATTTTTAGTTAATGGTGCTCCTATTTCAAGTACATATGTTAGAGAAGTTATAGTTAGACTAAACCAATACTCAGTCGCTATTCGTTCAACTAAAAGAGATACAACTGACTTTAGCAAAGCTAGAAACGGGTATCTTAACACACTAGAGGAACTTAAGAATTGTTTCCCAGATGCTGTCATGCAAAAAGGATATTTTGATGATATACTTAACATACTAGGTATTGATTACATTAGTGTAGATGAATTACAAGAAAATTTATTCACTATTGATTGGTGGAAGGATATGTTAGTTGAAAATGATGATAAAGAACAAGCAATACATAAGTTTATTGATTTCGCTAGGTTAGAATTAGGGTTAAAAGTACTACCTCATATAGAATTAATTGATGATTCCAATATGGCTAAAGATATGCGTTCATTAGGTGGATATAATCCGTCTAGTAACAGATTATTGGTTATAACCAACAATAGATTGACAGCAGATATCTTAAGAACACTAGCTCATGAATTAGTACATCGTAAACAAGACGAAGATAATCAACTTAATGCTCACTCAGGTACTACAGGTTCACCAGAAGAAAACGAAGCTAACGCAATGGCTGGAATATTATTGAGAAAATACGGTGAAAGACATACTGAAATATATGAAGGCATGGGTCACTTGGCTAAATTAAAGTTATAATATGGTTGGTAAAAAGTTTCATGGTTATGATTGGATAGAAATAGCACCTAACAAGTATACTTTTAATACCCCTGGTAACAAGTATATAGTTGACTTTGAAAATCAAGGCAATGATGACTACAATGTAGTGTTCAAAACTGTTGATAAACTTGAGGATTCAACTAATGAAGGTGTTCAATTTAAAGTTATGGCTACTATACTAGAAATAGTTCAACACTTTATTGTGGCTTATCCATATAAAGCACTTACCTTCAAACCCAGAGATGGACGTCGACATAAGTTATATAAGTTATTTATTGACAATAACTTCTCAGCTAATGATTACTATTTCTATTTCAGACCTGATATAATAAAAATGGTTAAAAAATGAGTTATACAATTTATTGTGATTTAGATGGTGTATTAGTTGATTTTTCTAGTGGTTACTTTAGACTAACAGGCTTAGACATATCAAAATATCAACCTAGTACTACCCAGTTTTGGGCTCCTGTTGATAAAAAAGGTCCTTCATTCTGGGCTAACCTACATTGGATGTCAGATGGCAAATTATTATGGGATTATATTAAAAAACGTAAACCATATATTTTATCATCTCCATCAAAAAGTAATAGTTCTAGAATAGGTAAGGATGCTTGGGTTAGAGTAAATCTAAAACCTGACTATAAGTCATTGTTGTTATATCCAAGACATGAAAAACAAAATTTCTCAGGCGAAAATCACATACTAATAGATGACATGGAAAATACTATTGCAGAATGGAATGCTAAAGGTGGCATTGGTATTCACCATACATCAGCAGCAGATACAATTAAACAACTTAAAGAATTAGGGTTATGAGTATAAATGATAATACATTAAAGAAAGAATTTAGTACACGTGATGTAAATCGTGCTAGAAATTTAATTACTAAGAAATTTGGTGACGCCACTGGTATTCAATCTGGTTATACTAAACAAGTAGTAGAACATAGTGAAGGTGAGGTGTGGGAAGAGAATGGTAAGAAATGGACTATCAAAAACGGTATTAAACAAACTGTAACTAAGTTTGACGCTATCAAAAAACTATCAGTGATACCATTACTATGTCCTAATTGTAGTAAACCAATGAAGAACAGTGATACTATACGTAAAATGTATCTTATTCACGGAATGTGTCTAGATTGTGTGGTTAGAATGGAATCTAAACTAAAACTTGAAGGAAAATACAAGGAATATGAGAGTAGATTACTCAATCTTAACAAAAACGCTGAACTAGATGACATGATGGCTATGCTAGATGATTGGGCTAACCAACGCGATGATGCATTTATTACTGAAACAGGTGACATAGAACAGTGGAATGGTGGTGAAAACCGACATGAAGCTATAAAACAACTCAAAGAAAACATTAAGAAATTCAGGGACACACAGATATAACATATTTCATTATTCCATATTTATATTTATATACGAAATTTCACAAATATGGATATTAATATCTCAACTGCTCCTCAGGGCGCTCCTACTGAAGTAATGGCGAACTTTGTTTCAACATTATTTCATTCTCGTACACAAGCACATACATTTCATTTACAAACTAACTCATTTGCTGCTCATAAAGCACTAAATGAATATTATGATAGTATTATTGATTTAGTTGATAGTTTAATAGAATCATATCAAGGCCGTTACGGTATATTAAAAGGTTATCAAGGTATGGGTGATGTATTAGAATATGATGAAAATATAGTAGTTAAATACTTTGAAGCACTTTGCATGTATGTTGAGAAAAACAGATCATTACTTCCACAAGACTCATACATCCAGAACCAAATTGATGAGCTTATAGCATTAATCGAATCCACTAAATACAAGTTAATCTACCTACATTAATGGTTAAATTATCTACTATATTAGCGGAGTTACTATCCGAAGCAGAAAATCCAAACGTTTACAAGTTTAGAGGTATTTTAATTACCAATACTGAAAACCGCGGACAAACAGAAATATTATCTGACATACGCTCTATAGCAGGGGTTACAGTAGCAACATCTAAGGAATTACCTACATCAGGAGATGTTACAGGTACTAAGTTCTACAAGACAGAACTTAATTTAAAGATTGACCCACACCCATACAAAGGATTTTCAAGCCAAACACTTAAAACCATAGTTAATAATATTAAACGAATTGAAGGAGTAAGAAACTTTACTCCTATTGGTAACGTTCAAATGACAAAACCATACTAATGATAAAGTTAATAGACATATTAAAAGAAATTAAGTGGACTTCTACTAGTACAAATCCATCACTTACAGATAAAAAACCTAATCCTAATATAACAAAAAAGGATTTAGCTCCTAAACCTGAATCACGACCTCAGTTTCCTTCTTCATATCAATATATAGTAGGTGAAAAAGTACGTGAACGATATAGTGATGAAGAATCATGTAAAATATTAGATAGAAGACTTAGTTGGGCAGATGTCAAAGAAAATCCAATTAAAGATTTATACATACCTGGTTTTATTCAACATGACATTAAAATAGATAATAAACCTTGGTACCTAGTTAAATTTTTAGAACATAATAAAAATACTCCTCCTACTTGGTTCTCTGAAAATGAATTACAACCATATAATAGATTTTTAAAAAAAAGATGATAAAGTTATTTACCATATTACAAGAACTACTAACTGAAATTGGTGAAATTAGAAATCCATTTAAATGGAAATATGATTTTGTTGATGATGATGGTAATCATTTCTATTCATTCTCAACACCAGAAAACAAATACTCAGTAGGAATAACATATAATGGCGGTAACGGATATGAATTATTATTCAACACTGAAGAAGAAATGGGAAAAGATACAAACGAAAATGTAGCATTACGTGTATTGTCTACAATATTTGAAATTGCTCTTGATTTTATTAAACGAGAAGATCCGGATGATTTAGTTGTAAGACCAACTGAACAAAAACGCGCTCGCATATATAAATCATATATGGAAAAAAATATACCTAACACATATCAACTAGTGACAATGGCTGACACCTATCATTGGATTAAAAAATAAAGTTAACCAAATGTCAATATTTAAATTATTAGATGCAGTGAACACACCTGAAGCAAACACCGCTGGCTTAGTAACAACATGCCTAGCGGCTTTAAACACATTCTTTCAAATGTTTAATCCTATCCTGACAGGATTATTCTATATAGCTTCAATAGCTTGGTTGTGTGTACAAATGTATTATCGTATTAAAGATAAAAAACGCAAAAATGAAAAATAGTAAATTACGTGCTCTAGTAAAAGAAATTATTCAAGAAAAACTTAAACCCTCAATGGGCGCAGGTAAATATGTTTCTGATTTTGAAAAATCTAAAGCACCTCAATTCAAAGGTAAGTCTAAAGAAAAAAGACAAAAAATGGCTGTAGCTGCTTATTTGTCTGCTAAAGATGAAAAATAATGAAATTAATCGATATATTAAACGAAATAGATCCTAAAATAGGTACAGGTAAAAAACCTAAAGGGTCAGGCCGTCGTTTATATACTGATGAAAATCCAAATGATACTATTAGTATAAAATTCAAAACAGCTCAAGATATAAAAGATACACTTTCTAAAGAATCATTTAAATCTAAAAAACATGCTCGTAAATCACAAATTATTAATGTAATTCATCAACGTGTTAGAGCGGCTTATGGTAAAGCTAAAGATCCTAAAGTTAAAGCTAGACTAAAACGTGCTTTAGATTATATTGAAAAACGTAAAGAAGCATCTAAAGAAAAAACTAAAAGTTTAAACAAAGAAACAACAGATCCACAATCAGGCAAAGCAGCTCCATATGGCTCAGGATATGCTCCTATACAACAGAATGAAGATGTATTAAGTGAAAAATGCTGGCCTGGATATACTAAAAAAGGAATGAAAACAATGTTTGGAAAAAAATACCCTAATTGTGTAAAAAATGATTAAACTATCAGATATACTAAAAGAAGCAAAAGAAACATTTAAAGATTTTGCTACTACACGTGGTAAAGGTGCTGCTAAGATAGCTTCAACTGCTGAAGAAAAAGGTGGATTAGCATTATTAACATGGCATCACTTTAAAGTAAAAGCCCCATACTATAAAAAAGCAGAAGAAGGTAAGTTTGATAAAGAAGCTGCTAAAAAAGAATTTGAAAAAACACTAAAAAGTATATCACTAAATATGACTCAAATAGAATTCCAACGTGAAGTTGGACGTATGGAAGTATTAGGTGAACTATTAATAAGAGAAAAATAATGATTAAACTTATAGACATTTTAAACGAAGCAGAAATTAGTAAGTGTCCACCTGCTACTCAAAATATAGAGTTAAACTTACAAAATAGACAAAAAGCTATTAATGAATATGGTTATGGACCACTTAATCCTAACGAACCTAATGAGAAATTTTGGCAAGCTAAAGTGGATATGTGGAAATTAGATTCAGTAGAAGAAGCCAAATCATCAAGATGTGGTAATTGTGCTGCATTTGATCTAACCACAAAAACACTAGATTGTATTGCTAAAGGAATTGGTGATGACCAAGGATCAGAAAATCCTTTTGATGTAATAAAAGCTGGTAAATTAGGATATTGCAGATTTTTAAAATTTAAGTGCGCCGCGGCCCGAACATGTGATGCTTGGGTAGTTGGTGGGCCTATAACAGATAATAAAAAATAAAAATATTTATTATCATGATTAAGTTAATTGACATACTATTAGAGACCCTAACAGAAAAAAAGCTTTGCAAAAAAGGTAAAGCTTATTATGACCGTCGCAAAGCAGCTGGTGAAAAACCATCAGCATATCTTTCTGGTCGCGCTGTCAAAGTATGTAAAGGATTAATGGAGGAAGATGATTTAGACATGCATGAATCACTTCGTGATTGGTTTAAAAAAGAAGATTGGGTTCGTATTGATACAGCAGGTAATATAACTGGCCCTTGTGGTACAATGAAAAAAGGTAAAGCAACAACTCGTTGTTTACCTCGAGCTAAAGCAAATAGTTTAACTAAAGCAGAACGCGCAGCTACATCTCGTAAAAAAGTAGCTGGTTCTAAAAAGGGTAAACAATTTGTACCTAACACTAAAAAAGCAAAAGTTAAATTTAATAAATAAAACTATGAAAACACCAGAGTCAAATATTAATGAAATAGATGAATATGATGTTGAAAATGCAGATGATATTAAAGAGTTTGTTCAATTCATAAGAGAATATGTTAAACAATTAAATGAAGCAGATTGTAATTGTATTACTGAAGCTGAATACCGTGGTCGTAAAGTAGCATTAGGTAAACCAATGCAAGGTGATGTTAAGAAGTTTAAAGTATATGTTAAAAATCCTGCTGGCAAAGTAGTTAAAGTTAACTTCGGCGCTAAAGGAATGAATATAAAGAAAAATAATCCTAAACGTCGCGCTGCGTTTAGAGCAAGACATAATTGTAAAAATCCAGGACCACGTACTAAAGCTAGATACTGGTCTTGTAGAAAATGGTAATATGGCTAAACTAACAAATAAGATAAAAGAGGATATTGATCCATCTGAGGCAAATCGTAATCTTAACGCTGTCCAAACATTGGTTGATGGTAAGAGAAAAGTAGCTATGATTGTATTAAAAGGACAATCTGAAGCCGCTGATGTTATTAAACTAATTAATGATAATAAGCTTAAAAAAATAGGTATAGACCAAAGACCAGGAGATGAAGCATATGTTGTGTATGTACCAGGAGCTGAAGCTGATGCTAAAGAATTTACTAATATAATTAATAGATATGGTGGATATGCTTCAATAAAAGCATCATATGAAGATTCTAGACGTATGGGTGAATTGTTAGGGTATAAAAAAGAAGCTATAAACGCTTATCTTAAAAAGAATTATGATGGGGATGGTCAACCATTAACAGAAGTGAATTGGAAACAAGCATTAGCTGGAGCGGGAATTACTTTAATGTCATTAGGTACTCCTAAAACAGGACAAGCACAAAATTTTCAAGGACTAAAAGATAAAGTTAAGCAAGGTGTATCTTTTGTTCAAAGTAAAATTAACCCACAACAAAAAGTTGATACTATTAAAGTACAAAAAGATGCTCCATTACAGTTAGCTAAATTTAAAGACTTTAAAGGTGCTGGGTATGGATTTGCTTCATCACCAAATCAATCAACTGCTCGAACACAGGCTTTACTTAAAGCTAAAGCAGACCTAATGCAAAAGATGGGAGTTCAACGTGTAACAGCTGGATTTGAAGAGAAAGATACTAAAATGTACCAACTGCCTGACGGGACCTATCAATGTGAGGCGGTAGTAGTAATAGGTAATATGTAAATTAAAATAATATGAACTTAGATAAACTAAAAGGACACATACCAGACTCAGTAATTACTCAGATTCCTGGTGTTATGGATAAATTTGGAATTAATACCCCCTTACGTTTAGCTCATTTCTTGGCTCAATGTGGTCATGAATCTGGTGGATTTAGATTAACAAAAGAAAATCTAAACTACTCAGCTAAAGGTCTAATGGGTATATTTAAAAAATACTTCCCAACGGAAGCTAAAGCTAAAGAATATGAACGTAAGCCTGAGAAAATTGCTAATTTGGTCTATGGTGGTAGAATGGGTAACGGCCCTGAACCTACTGGTGATGGAGCTAAGTATTGTGGCCGTGGTTTTATTCAGTTAACTGGAAAAGACAACTACACAGCATTTGGTAAGTCAATTAATGAAGATATAGCTGCTAATCCAACACAAGTTGCTGAAAAATATCCATTATTATCTGCCGCTTGGTTCTTTAATAAGAACAAATTGCATATTATGGCTGACGGTGGTGCTACAGATGCCGTAGTAACGTCAATTACTAAACGTGTAAACGGCGGTACTATTGGGTTGCCAGATAGAATTAAACACTTTAAAGAATATTATAATTTACTAGCATAATGATAAAACTAACTAAAATATTAGAATCTCTAGACCCAGTAGGACAAGAAGATGATGACATCAACAATGATGGAAAAGTAGATAAAACAGATAAATATCTTCGTAAACGTCGTCAAGCAATTAGCAAAGCCACAACTAACGAAGGTGGAGATGTTTTAGGTCAACCATCATCTGATCATGAAGCTACAATGGCTAAAGGTGAGTTAAGAGATATGCTTATGAATGGAGCTAAAGCCTATAAAATGATACAACCAGGAACTGAACTTCCAGGTTGGATATCAGCTTATATTACATTAGCTTCAGACTACATACATAGTATAACTGAGTATATGACTGAAAAAAACAATGAAGAAACATACTAATGGAACAAAATAAAAAAGACATATTGCGTAAAGCAATAATACAAAAAGTTCAAGAGCGTATCAAAGGACAAGATATGGATCTTATGGAGGCAGATGAAGAAACTACTCCTGAAGAGACACCTGAGGAAGCACCTATAGAAGCTCCTGAAGAAGCACCTGAAGAAGAAACACCTGAGGAAGCGCCTGAGGAACCAAAAGAAGAACTTATCACTTTTGAGTCTAATCCTTTAGAGTATATCTTACAAACATATCCTTCACTTAATCGTACTATTGAGGATTTAATGACTCCTGACTTTAGAAGTTATGTTACCGGTATCTATATTATAGCGCCTAAACCAACTACATTTAAGGTTGTACTTCATAATAACCAATCCTTCTATATGAAGTTTATGGGTAAAACTTATGAGGTTAAAGCCGCTGGTAAACGTTATTATTTACTTAATTTAGGTGAATTTGAAAAAGCAGTTGATCAAATTGCTAATCTATTATCTATAGGCAATCCTAAACCTATTGAAGGAGCAGGAACTGAAACATCATCTGCTCCACCCGCTCCTGAAACTCCTCCATCAGGAGGTGATACAGCACCAGCGCCGGAAACACCAGCACCTGGTGAAGGTGAAGGAACTCCAGGCAGTCTAGCACTACCAGGTGAAGAAGAAGCCCCGTTGGCTGAGCAAAAAAGAAGGCGTAGTGTTATTAAGGAAATAAAAAATAAAATCATAAAACAAGTTATGAAACAAAGAACAAACGAAGTTGTATCAGCCGCGTATATTAAAGATGGAGATACATTTACTGTAGCAAGTGGTATTGGTAATTTTGTTAAAGGAGATAAAGTAACAGTTACTAAAATCGAAGCATACGGAAACGATATTAGAATCTACATGACTAATGATAGTGGAGTAAAAGATTTCATTATTGTAGACAAGAATGATGATTCAATTGATCTTGACATAGATTAAATAAACAAGCTTGGCTGCCCAAATAAGGGCAGCTATTTTCATGCTAACCAATATATCGTTATGATAGAAAACAAGAAGAAAAGACTATTCTTTGACATAGAGACTAGTCCAAACATCGGATTTTTTTGGTCTGCGGGGTACAAATTAAATGTACCGTACAGCAATATTATCAAAGAAAGAGCTATTATTTGTATCTGCTATAAATGGGCAGGTGAAGATAAGGTTTATTCATTAACTTGGGATAACAACCAAGACGACAAAAAAATGTTAGAAAAGTTCATAGAGGTCGCTAACGACGCTACTGAATTAGTGGGTCATAATGGAGATAAATTTGATTTACCGTGGATCAAAACACGTTGTATATTTCATCACATTCCTGTTTTTCCAACTTATACTACAATTGATACTCTAAAACATGCACGTTCTAAATTCAGATTCAACTCGAATCGTTTAGACTACATTGCTCAGTATTTGAATGTGGGTGAAAAATTAGAAACTGGTGGTTTTGACTTATGGAAGAACATTGTTCTAAATAAGGATAAGGACGCATTAGAGAAAATGGTAACATATTGTAAGAATGATGTTGGTATACTTGAAAAAGTATACGATCGTTTGTCTAATTATGTAGCTCATAAAACACATTATGGTGCATTGAATAACGGAGAAAAATATTCATGTCCTGAATGTGGTTCTGAAGACTTACGTTTCTCACAAAAACGTTATACAGCAACAGGTACAGCACGTGTTCAATTACAATGTAATGAATGTCATAAGTACCACACTGTATCTAGTCGAGTTTATGAAGCGAAAACAGCTAAAGAAACAGAAATAGAACAATAATATTTATCAATATGGCAAGCGAGCAAATTAAAAGACAAATAGTAAAAAGTATCATTAGTGAAATTCTTAGCGAAGAGGAAGAAGCATCTGCTTCAACTCCCGCTAGTGGACCAATTAAATTACCATTAGTTGACATTATCCAGTTAATTAAAGATACTAAAGGTGCATTTTTCACTGTTAAGTTTATTAAGAAAGATGGTACAGAACGTATCATGAACTGCCGCTTGGGTGTTAAAAAATATTTACATGGTGGTGAATTACCATACGACCCAGTAGCTAAAGGTTTGATACCAGTATGGGATCCAATCGCCGCTAAAAAGCAAGACAAGTCTGAAGGTTACCGTTCAATCAGTACTAACACTATTTTATCCGCTAAAATTGGTGGTAAAGAATACGAACCAGCATAATTCAAACCACTAAAGATAATCGTAATTAATGCGTCTTACTAACAATAAGGCGCATTTTTATTACATATTTATAATATATTACTAATATGACACAACTATCCAATATATTACAAGAGATTTTACTTAAAGAATACACAGAAAAGACAATAAACGATACTATTGCTAGGTGGGGTATTGACCCTAATGATAAGACAACAATAAACACTGCTCGTCAATTAATCCAACAATTTGATCAAAAGAAATCATCACTAGCACAGAAACTAGACATAGTTGTACTGCCAGATGAATTAAAGCAAAATAACAATTATCTTGACATCAATAAGTATTCTTATGATGATATGGTAAACTTACTTAAGTCTTTACCTCAAAACGAGGAGAAAATTAAGAAGGAAGCCATCAAGAAATTTGTTGATAAAGAACAAATAGACAAAGCTACCGCTCAATCATATGTGGCTCGTTTTATGAATAAGAAGAAAGATTTAAAGTACGCTGTTGAGAATGGTACTGAAGATGAAAGATTCACTAAGGAAGAAGTTAAGAAATTTATACCTGCTATTTTATTAGCTAAAGATTCATATTTAGATCCTCGTAATTACAGATGGCAAAGTTTAGAGCAAATGCTAGATGCTTTGTTTCCAACACAAGTTAAAGTTGGAGAGGAAGGTGAAAACTTAGCTGAAACTGATGCTGATAAGATATATAGTAAAGGAGATATTGAGGTTTATAAGTGTGATGAAGTACATAAGTGTAT